GACCCGCCGCGATTGCTTCGGCCAGTCCTCTGTTATCGTTGTTGACGCTCACATTGGCCGCCTGCGACTGCGCCATCATCGCGCTGGATGTCGGCGCGGTGAGGTCGATCATATTCGCCGCACTCTGCCGCACCAGTTCGTGGGTGCTGTCCATACCTAAGGCAAGGCCCTCACCCATATATTTGCCCAGACGCTCCGTGACCTTTGACGGCGAATTGATATCAGCCGCAAACCGGATGCCCATGTCTGCCTGACTGCCCAGCGTGGAACCGGCATTGAACACGAGTTTCGATTCATCGAGCAAGCCCTTCGCGAAGCCGATGCCGCCCTGCTGACCGGACCAGCGCATTGACGCCGGAACGCCCTGCAAGGATTCGTCAACATATGCGGCGGTTTCACTGGTAGCGTTTTCGAGTTCGTCCAGCCAGTCCAGATATTCGGTCGCGTAATCGCGCCCGTTGTCGATTTCATCAACCGCCACGCCGGACACCAGCGAGTTCAGCACGGCTTGAATGTCCTGCCGCGCCTTGTCCTGCCATCCGTCACCCTGTTGGCGGTAGCCGTTGAACAGGTCGCTGGTGTATTCGTTGCGACTAAACCACAGGTCAAAGTCCTCTAGCGCATTTGCGGCGGTCTGCGCCACAGCACCGAGGTCTGACAGGTCGGCGCCGTTCAGCTCCATCTCACCCAGCAGCAGGTCGCGCAGTTCGATCTGATCGTTGCTGAGTTCACCCGCATATACGCCGGTTCCGGCCTGCCCCTGCGCCTGTTCCGCTACTGCCTGCACTGTCTCCGCTGCCGTCTGCTTGACCGTAATACCGGTGATGTCCTCCACCGCAGCCACAACCGCGTCCGGGTCGGACGAGTCGACTGCGGCTTGCAGTTTTTCGGCGGCTTCGGCATCGTTTTCGATGGCCACTTGCAGCTTGTCCGTCAACAGCGACAGATCGCGTTCTTCAACGGCAACGTGCCGCTCCGTGGCGTTTTTGTCCAGGATATAGCCGGTTCCGATCACGGCAGCAGCCGCCAGCACATACGGAGCCGCAGCCGCAGCCGTAGCAGCCGCGCCGGACGCCGCACCAGTACCCGCAGCAGCCGCTCCACTTCCCGCAGCAGACGCCGCGCCGGATGCAGCTGCGCCCGTGCCTGCGCTGGTTCCCGTGCCATTCACGGCGTTGACGATATCGGTCACAGCATTTGCCGCAGCCTGTCCACCGCCACCGGCGATCAGGGCTTTCGCGGCGTTGAAAAATTTGATCGCCTGCGTGATGCCGGATGTCACCTTGATAACGCCCAGCGAAGCAGCGATTGAACTGATCACGCCTGCGGTCAATCCACCGTGGTCAGCGATCCACTGGAACGCATTGGAAAGGCCGGTGATCGCAGCGGACGCCGCGTTGACAACAGCGTCAAACCCGCCCTCTTCGGTCAGGCTGGTGACGATGGACGCGATTGAATTGCTTAACTTTTCAAGCGCGGCCTGCCCCTCTTCGGTTTTCGTCCATTCCGTCCACTTGTCGGCCACTTCTTTGATCGCGGTGGCGATGGTGGACAGCCCGCCCGCCAGACTGGACAGCGTTTCGATTTTCGCCGTTTCCAGCGAGTTTTCCATCGCGTCCAGTTCATCATTGAAGTCGGCCAGCGTCTGCACGCTCTCATCGGACACCACCGAAACGCCATCGCCCACCTCACGGAACGCAGCCGTTCCGGACTGAACCAGGGCGATGTATTTCATGTATTCCGATTCGTTGCCGAACAGCTTCATTCCGGCTTCTTTCGCGGCAACTGAACCTTCGGTCACATACAGTTCGTGAAGGGCGTCAATCGTATCCCACAGCAGGTCAGGGCTTACGGCGGTGTTGCCGTTCTTGTCCACTTCACCGTAGGTCACATTGAGCTTGTTCAGCACCGCAGCCGCGTCATCACCGGCTTCGGCCAGCTTGTCCTGCCCGGCGGTCAGATCGCTGATGGTCAGGCCGTAAACACCCGCCGCGTACTGCAAACGCTGATATTCTTCGGTGGTAACGCCCATCTGCTGGGCAGCGGTTTGGGTTTCTTTCGCCCATTCAGATGATTCTTTCGACAAATCCCACAGCTGCTTGGACAGCGACCACGCCTTTTGAAACACACCCGTGATCTTGTCGGCGACCTTTTCCAAGCCGCCAATCACCGTCTCGAAAGACACCTGCGTGTTGATCGACTGGAGACTGCCCTTCGCGCTGGCGGAATCTTCCGCGACCGATTCAAGCTGCTGCGCCAGACCGTTAACATCATCCTTGGCATCGTCCGCGCTGTCAGCCAGACCGTCCATCCGGCGCTTGGCCTGCTCCATCGCGCCCTGCGCATCAGACGCATCGCCCTGGAGTTTTGCCAGCGCTGCCGCCTGCCTGTTGTAGGCGTTGGTGGCCTTTTCGATATCCTGCGCGTTGCCACTCTTCTTTGCTTCATCCAGCGCCTTACCCAGCTCGCCCAGCTTCGCGTTAGCGCGTTCGATCTCCTCGCCGTAGAGCCTTAACTTTTCCTGATTGGCTTCGTAAACGCCTTGCAGGGCTTCGGCACGCTGGGCCGCGGTCTTTTCGGATTTGTCGCCGGCCTTCATCGCGGCTTCGGCGGTTTTCAGCTGTGCGGAAAATTTCTTCGCCTCGGCGGTCGCCCGCTGCAAACTGGTTCGGAACGTTTTCTCGCCGTCCACCGCCAACTTCACACTGATGTCTGCCACTTAATCACCTCCGAATATCATCACCAGCTCCTGCGCGTTGCTGGGCTTGTAATCGAACCCGTCTTCTTTGATCTGGCCAATCGCGATCAGATCCTCCAGCTGCCGGAGCGGCATATCGAGCGCCTCGTTCAGCGTCAGGCCCATATGCATCCCCGACCAAATGTACCAAGCCGAGGTCACGGGGATGTGCTGGCTTCGGCCTCGGCTCCCTCTTTTTTTGGCGCGCTTGCCATCACGTTGCGGTCATCCGCGTTGTAGACTTCGAGGAATTTCAAGATGATCGTCTGGATGTCCTTCGGCTCCAGCTCATCCCACATTTCCTCCAGCTTGGGTGCGCCGAAGTCCTTCTCTTTGTGGTGCCGCGCCCGGATGCTGGCGGCCTCACACATCGCGTGCATCAGCGGAACCATCACCGCCGCGCCGCTGTCTTTATCAATTTTTAAGCCCTGCGTTTCCATCCTCTGCATCACGCGGGCGTTATATACGATCTGATATGTTTTGTCCTTGAACGTCCATTCTCCGGTGTACATCTGAACCTCCTAAATAAGGGGCGCGAAGCTCAACTGCCCCGCGCCCCGCGTAGATTATTCGCCGCCGAACTGGCTCTTAATGTAGGCGAACGCTTCATCCTCGGTGGTGAACTTCTTATAGAAGCGCCACTTGTAATCCGCCTGCTGGGTGATCGTCGCCTCGACCGTGCGGGTCTGGAGATCGGTGGTCTCACCCTGCGTGGTAGCAGCCACATCCGGGATGCTGAACGTGGCACGATAGAATCCGTAGGCCTGATAGTACTTCACGCCGGCCTTCTGGCCCTTCACGATAAAGCCCAGACCCACATAGGGCGCTTCATCGGTGGTGGAGCTGATCAGCTCATCACCACCGCCCAGCGTGGCGCCGGTCAGGTCAGCCTCAACCGCAGCGGTCAGGTTGTCCACTTCAATGGACACGGACGCGCCGGTAAAGGTCACACCGTTCGCCTCTTCCGCCAGCATATTGTCGGCATAGAGTTTGGAAACATTGCCGCCACCGTCCACCGTCACGTTAGCGTTGCACGCCATCGCGAGGCAGGTCAACGTGCCGTAGGTCTGCGCGTCTTCGTCATAGATCGCGTAGTACGGCTTAGAAACGCCAATAAACGCCATTGATCGTCACTCCTTATTCTTTAATGTCGTCCATCACAGCCTCGCCGGCTGCGATCATCACCGCCTCAACCACAGGCTTGGCAGCTGCTTTCATACGCCTCACGAACGGGTATTTGACACGGGTGCTGGAACCGGATTCGATTGATCGGGCGATCATCGGCAGCGGTACGCCACTGGGCCATTTGGTTTTATTGTCGTTGTGATAATCAGCGTAGCCCTCAAAGCCCACGCCGGTGGTCACGCTGCCGTCCTTGCGGTCGAATGTCGCGATGCCGATATGACTTGCGAGTTGATACTTCGTTTCGGAATCAATCACGTTCATCACCTTGCCGCGCTGCCATTTCTCATCCGGCAGCGCAAGCACGGCGGCTTTCATCGCGT